CACCAATAAACAGCGCGTCACCGGCTTGCCGGATTTCCAGGGCACGCTCGGCGGGTTCTGGAGCGCGGCGACGGCGCCGACGTTGTTCGCGGTGTTCCTCGCGAGTGCGGCGGCGTGGCTCAAGCTCGTGCCCAACACGGCCGAACCGACGTACTACTTTGAAGGGCTCGCCAACATCGACGGGTCCATCAATGTCAGCGCAACCGGGGCGGTGACGATGAGCAGCAAATGGGACGCGGCCGGGAACTGGGTCATGAGGCCCTGATGATCGGGGGCGGCGCGGCGATCCGCGGCGTGGTGGGACAGATCAAGTGGTCCTACTACACCGCCGCTGCGATCAATGGCTACATCGTCAGACGCTCCACAGACGGCGCGTGGAGTCTGTCGGCCACGGTCGTGCTCGCGGATGCGTTCAAGTTGACACAGAAGCCGTTACTGTTCGTCGCGCCGCATGAGCGGGGCGTGTGGCGCTGGCCGATCGTGGACATCCTCGACGGGCACCCGACGCGGTTCCGGGCCACGTTAGGGCCACCGATCGAATAAGGGAGACGCATGGGGACGTGTCGGGTCGTACAACCGGCGATCGTGCGATTGCCGCTCTCGGCCGGCGATTTCATCGACGTGCAAAAGGAACTGAACGCTGGGGACTACTACGACCTGTTGGTGGCGATGGCGGACCGGAAACCGTTCGCCAAGATTCTCGCGTATCTGATCGGCTGGTCACTCGTCGGGTTGGATGGCCAGCCATTGCCCTACAGCCTGGAGCTCCCAGAGACCGCACGGCGGGATACCGTGCGGTCGTTGAACAAAGCGACGTATCGCGAACTGTCGGCGGTCCTCGACCGGCACGAGCAGGCCGAAGAAAAGGCATTCGACGCTAAAAAAAAGACGAAGGCCGTCGAGCCCGTGTCCGTAGCGACCTGAACATCTGCCGAGCGATGCACTGGACGTATGACGAGGTGCGCGCGTTGCCGCGTGAGGTGTATGGCGTGTTGATCGAGATGCTGAACGCGGAACATGAACCGGACGAGGAGCCGGAGTAGTTTGGCTATTTTCGGTGTCTAAGTAGTTATGGCCTATCGGGACAAAGAGCGCCTAAAAGCATATGAAAAGGCGTACGCTGCAAGATAGAGGTGCGCGAAAAGTGTGCGCGGCGGCGAGCCATGAAACTTCAAACACGAGTCGAGAATATCAACTTCAAGAAGATCCTCAGAGACGCGAACGGTCTATGCGGCATTTGTAAAAAGCCATTTGATCTATTCGGAATAGACTTCGATCACATCATCCCACTGGCGCGTGGCGGGACGCACACCGCCGACAATATTCAGGCCACGCACTCAATCTGCAACCGTCGCAAAGGCGCGAAGGTAGGGTAGCTCTATTTCTATTTCCGCTAAATTCATTGCGGATTTCGACGCGTTCGTTGCGTCAACCAAAAACGCGGAAGCGTCCTTGAAACAGCTTGAAGCGGGCGGGTCGAGGCTCGGCTCGCAGTTCGACGCGATCAAGGGCACGGCGTTGAATCTGGCGGCGGCGTTCGGCGTGACGTTCAGCGTGTCCGCGGTGGTCGCGTTCGGGCGGGAACTGTTCCGGGCGGCGGATGAACTCACGACGCTGCACGACAAGACGGGCATCTCGATCGAAGGCCTCCAGCGGTTTCAAATCGCTGGCGATGACGCGGGCAACAGTCTCGACGAGTTGACCGCGGCGATCGTGAAGATGGAAGACAAGTTGGTGAGCGGCGATAAGTCCGCGGCCGGTGCCCTGGCGAAGTTGAGCCTGAGTTTCGCGGATCTCAAGGGCCTCTCGCCCGAGCGGCAGTTCATCGCCGTCTCGGATGCCATTCGGTTGATTCCCGAACCCGCCGAACGGGTGAACGTCGCGATCGATCTGTTCGGGAAGGCTGGCGCGAGCATCCTGCCGACATTGGTCCGCGGCTTTGATGATCTCAAGGACGCGGCCGTTGGGATGAGTCGAGAGACCGTCAAGACGCTCGATGAGGCCGGGGATGCGTGGGCGCGCTACTGGCGTCAGGCGAAGGGCCTCGGCGGGGAAGCTCTCGCCATCATGTTGCAGGGGATGTTCGATCCGGTGGGGGCGCGGTCGTTTGCCAGGGCGCTCGATGAGGCGACAGCGTCCGCCACGAAGGCGGGGCCATCCTTCAAAGCGATAGTCGCGCCTGGGCTGCCGGCTGATCTGGCCGAGATTGAAGCGGGCTTCGCCGCTGATGCCGTGGCGATGACAGAGGCGGCGAAGGCGGCGGAGACATTCGCCGCGGCGATGACGGAACTCAACGCCGTCGGGATCGACTGGCACGCGACGCTCAACGACATCGATGGCGAAACCGTGGAAGGGATCAAGTACTACCTCGCGGCGGGTGTCTCGCAGCATGCGTTGGCTACGGCCTACGGCCTGACGGCGGATCAGATCAAGTCGGTCGTCTCCGTGATGCGTGAGGAACAGGACGCGGCGCAAGCCCTTGCCGACAAGACGAAGGCTCAAGCGGAAGCGACCCGTCTCGCGGCACAGGAAGCGGAAGACATGGGGATCGCGTATCAACAGGCGTTCGACCGAGCGGCTGATGCGGCGGAGCGAGCGGTGGAAGAGACGCAGCGCCTGGCCGATGCGGCGAAGCGCGCCAACGAAGAAATCAATCGGGCCCTGGCGTTTTCGACCTCGGCCACGTATCAGAACTTTTCCGACATGGTGGACGCGGCGATCACCGGGTATACCGGGATGAATTACGGCCCCAACATCACCGAGCACGGCTTGACGGGGATGGGCGGGAAAGGCGGGGCCGCGTTCAAGTTGGCGGAACAGGGCTTGAGCTGGGAACAGATCCTCAATGTGCTGGTGAAGGGGCAACCGATTCCGCCGAATCCTGGCCCGCGGATTCCCGGGTTCAAAGAAGGCGGGCCAGTGTTACAGGACGGGCCGATCTACGCGCACGCGGGGGAGTTCGTGCTGCCGAAAGGCGGCGGCGGCAGTGTGACGATGCACAACGTGTTCAACATCGTGGACACGGAAGCGAACATCGCGCGACGGGTGAGCGCGGAACTCGCGCGGCAACTCTTGCGAGCGCAGCAGGTCCATCACTAATGCCCACCATGCCCGCGATCCTCGGCCCAGCGCGCTTGGGCAACTTCCGTCTGGGCTACATGCCGACGGCCTTGGCCGCGACTCGCGCGACACGCGTACGCATCTTCGTGGCGGGCGTGGAGGCGCGCGTCAGAGTGTCGGGCCTCTCGATTCACGATGCGTTGAACGACCGGCCGAACGAGGCGAGCCTGACGCTCGATGGATCCGAAACGCCCGTGGCGCAGCAGAGTCTTCGCATTTCGATCAACAGCGATACCCCGCGGCTGTTGTTCGATGGCGCGTTACAAGAGGTGACGACGAGCTATCAAGGCCAGCCGACGCAGTTGGTCTATCCCTGCTCCGCGAGTGACGATCTCGCGCGACTCAATCGGCGGCGGCCGTTTGGGACGTGGCTGAATATCTCCGCCACCACCGTGGCGCAAGAGCTGGTGACGACGTTCGCGCCGGACTTCTCGGCCTCGGGGATTCAAGCGAGTCTCCCGCTGGTGTCGATCAATCTGGATGGGACAGAAGGCTTCTCTGGCGCTCTCGCGCAATTGGCGAATGCGATTGGCGGCTACTTCTACGTGGAAGATGCGGTGTTGCATCTGTTCCAAACGGAGACGAGTGACGCGCCGGATGATCTGGACAGCACGCCGGGGCGGTTCCTCGATGAGCCCCCCATCCGTGCGAGTGTGGACACGTCGCAGCTCAGAACGCGGGTGTTCGGGAAAGGGCACGGCGAGCCGGTGCTGGCGGATGTGGCGGTGGGCGACACGATCATTCCGGTCGCGAATGCCGCGGCCTGGTTTGGGACGGTGACGCCGGGCGGGCAGGCGATCACGGATACCCAAGTACTGACCTATACGGGCGGGCAGGCGGGCGGGACTGGGTCGCTGGTCGGGCCGAGTGCCGCGCCGGTCGTGGCCCCGATGCCGACGCGCATCGTGGGGGCCGGGGTCGAGGTCGGCGTCCACGACTACGCCTATGTGTGGGTGACGGCGGCGGGTAAGACCTTGCCGAGTCCGCTCGGGCGCGTGACGACGCGGGCGGCGGTGACCGCGCCAGGGAGCGCGCCCGGCTATTCGGTGTCGGCGAGCGACGGGACGATCAATCTCGGATTGCCAGGGGACACGGTCGCGTTTACGTATTCGTACAGTACGGCACCAGGATCCACGGATCTGACGCAAGAGAGCGCGGTGAGCGCGAGCACGGGCGCGCAAACGCTGGTGGTGCAGTTCGGCAATTATCCCTATTCGCAAACCCCGCTGCTGCTGGCGACGTATTCGACGGATCCGGACGTGCGGTGGATCCATCTCTGGGTGAGTCGCAACGGCGGCACGTTCCAACGATCGAGTTGGGTGGAACCGAATCTCCCGGCCGGGGGCACGGTCTCGATCAATGGCGGCTATACCGTGTCCAGCGATGTCGTCCCGAGTAGTGGCGCGCAAGAGCAAGTGGTGCTGGCCGGGATCGCGCTCGGCCCGACGGGCACCACGTCGCGCGAGATTTATCGGACGGTCGCGGGTGGCGCCCAGCTCAAACTCCAGCAAACGATCGCGAACAACACCGACACCGTGGGCGTGACGGATGCCACGGCCGATGCGAGTCTCGGGGCGAACGCGCCGTCCTCGGATACGTCGGGCCTCTCCCTCGCGGTGGGGCATATCAACGCGGGGAGCACGTCGATTCTCACGCCGAGTGCGGGCCCGTTCAGTAGCGGCGGCGGGTGGGCGATCAATGGCGAGCAGATGATCCGTTACACGGGGATTTCGGGTAACACGTTGACCGGCATTCCGGCCGTCGGGATTGGGTCCATTCTCAACACGATCAACTACGGCGAACATCTCGACGCGGCCCCAGCCCTGACCGGTGTGACCGGTCTGATTCTCGCGCTCGTGAAAGGCGCCCCACTCCACATCTGGGTCCAGCGCGACGACCTCACCGCGCAAACCGCGCAAGCGATCATCGATGCGGCCAATGGCCGTGTCCCGGCGGATGGGGTGTGGGAAGGCCCGCTGATTTCCGATGAACGGCGCAACGAAGCCAGCCTGATCGCGTTGTGCGATGTGGACCTCCAGATGTTCAGCGCGCCTATCGTGACGGTGAGCTACGCGACACGCGATGTGAAGACGAAGTCTGGCAAGAGCATCGTCGTGAATCTGGCGAGTCCGCCCATCACGCAGACGTTGACCATTCAGGATGTGACGATCGATCAGATCGATGTGGCGGCGAACACCAATCCACGATTTACCGTCGTGGCGTCGTCGGTGCGCTTCTCGCTCGCAGACTTACTCAGACGCGCGCTGGCCGCGTAGAAAGATTCCCGATGCCTCTGGATCGGACCTGGTACAACACGCTGGTCGACGACGACACCACGAACACCACCGGCACGCCCTGGAACAAAGCGGCCGTCGATAGCTTGATGGACGCGAT